AAATAATTCAGTAAAGATGCCAGAATTAAAAAAAATAACTCAAAACCTCCCTATTCAGCGCACACGTGCTGAATTCAAGGCTGAAAGTTTTGACGAAGAAAATCGCACCGTTGAAGTGATTTTTGCCACTGAAACAGCCGTTAGGACGTTCGACTGGGAAAATTACGAATCTATAGACGAAATTCTTGTTTGTGATTCAATTAACGGAGATTTAAGCCGTTTGAATGCTGGTGCGCCAGCACTTGACAATCATAACAAGTATGGAGAAACTGCCAAAACAGTTGTAGGCGTTGTTTCTGATGCTCGTTTTGAAAATGGAGTTGGAATCGCTAAAATTCGTTTCGGAAGTTCTGAGAAAGATACCGATTTAATGAATAAAGTTCGTGATAAAATTGTGACAGGAGTATCTGTAGGATACAATGTTTACGAATACCAAGTAACACGTTCAGAGGGTCAAAAACCAGTTTACAAGGCGACTAAGTGGGAAGCTACAGAAATAAGCTTCACGCCAGTTCAAGCGGATATTAACAGCCGTGTTCGTTCTGATGATGGAACAAACGAGGTTGTAATTTCTGAGGAGGTAAAAGAAGAAATTAAGGAAGAAGCCGGTAATTCGGAGGAAATTAATAATAATTCAAAAACAAAAGAAATGACTGAAGAAGAAAAAGCGGCTTTGGAAAAAGAAAGAAAAGCCAAAGAGAGCAAAATACGTTCAGAAGCTGCTGCTGAAGAGCGTGCAAGAGTATCTGGTATTCAGGGACAATGTAGAGCATTGAAACTAGACGAGAAATTCTCGAAATCACTAATTGACGAAGGAGTTGATTTATTGACGGCAAATCAACGCGCATTAGCTGAGTGGGAAAAGAACGAACCTATTAACCCGAATCCAGCAGCTGCACAAGTTCAAGACGACGCTGAAAAAACACGTTCTGCAATGACAAACGCACTTGTTTTGCGTATCAATCCGAATGCTGCTAAAGTAATGGGAGAAGAAAACGTAAGAGAAGCACAGGATTTCAGAGGAATGAGTTTATTGCGTTTCGCTGAAGAATCATTAACACGTGCAGGCGTTAGAACACTTGGAATGTCAAGCAAAGATATTGCAACATTCGCACTTGGTGGAAAAGTTCGTGGATTGCACCACACAACAGATTTCCCATTATTATTGATGGACACTGTTAACCGTACTTTGTTGGCTCAATACGCTATTCAAGAGCGTACATTTACAGCTTGGGCAAGACGTTCAACAATGAATGACTTTAGAGCCGTTACACGTGTTCGTTTGTCTGAAATGCTTGGAAACTTAGAAAAAGTTGAAGAGGGTGGAGAATACAAATACGGAACTTTCTCTGAGAATGGAGAAACTTACAAATTAGCTAAATACGGTAAGATTATCGGTATCACTTGGGAAGCGATTATAAACGATGATTTAAGCGCATTCGATAGATTGCCACAAGCATTTGCTGCTTCAGCTGCTAGATTGCAAACAAACATCGTTTATTCAATGTTACTATCTAACGGATTTACAGCAATGAACGATGGTAAGGCTTTATTTTCTGCGGACCACAAAAACTTCGTTGGAACTGCTGGAAATCAAACTTCTGGAGGTTCTGCATTATCTGAGGCAACACTTGGAACAGCTTACACGTCATTCAGACAACAAACTGATGCTGCGGGTAACAAGTTAAACTTGAAACCAAAGTATTTGATTGTAGGTCCTAAAAATGAGTTTTTAGCGCAAAAATTAACGTCTGTTAATTATGTGGCTACAAAACAAAGCGATACTCCAATCGGTTCATTAACTGGATTAACATTAATCGTTGATGCTGAAATTGAGAACTACGAATGGTTCTTAGCCGCTGATCCAATGAACTTAGATACTGTAGAGTATGCGTTCTTAGCTGGAGAAGAGGAATTATTTATAGACCAAAAAGAAGGTTTTGATACTGATGGAATAGCTGTAAAAGCTAGATTGGTATTCGCTGCTAAAGCACTTGACTGGCGTGGGTTGTACCGTAACAATGGTGCTGCACCATCTGCATAATAATAAAATAAGGGCGGTTTAATTATCGCCCTTTTTATAAAAAACAAAAAAATAATTTTTAAAAAATAAGATATGAAAAATTTCGTTCAAAAAGGAGATTCAATTGATATTTTGGCAACTGGTGCGATTGTATCGGGTGCAATTGTTCAAGTTGGAGCTATGGCAGGGATTTCTACTGGTACTTACAAGACAGGAGAAACTGCTGTAATTAATTTATGCGGGGTATATATTGTACCTAAAGCAGCAGGAGCTGTTACTGTAGGTGCAAAACTGTATTCTGATGGTGCAGGAGCTGCAACAACAACTGTTGGAACTAACGTATTTTTAGGTTATGCATTCACGGCGCAAGCTGCTGGAGATGCTACTGTAAGAGTAAAACTAGCACAATAATATGAATATTTTCGATTCACTAAAACGACAAGCATTTGATACTGTTACAAACGTAATGGGGTACAACGCAACGTGGATTAGTGAATCGATTATATATACTGCTAGAGTAGGTTATTACGATCCATCTGAAAAGCAAGAGTTATCCGGTATTGATTCATGGAGACCAGACGAACCATTTATGGAATTTCGTGTTGATTACTTTCAAGGATTGAAACAAAGAATTGATGAATCAAATTTGGAATACGTTACAATTGAAGGCATAGGCTATTTTTCAGTTATTGAGATTAGAACAAAATACGATGGCGATACGTTTGTCGCTCGATTAAAACGCGAAACGCCATGAATTACGAACAATTAGAGGATGAAATAGTACTTAGGTTGTTCCCATTCACAACCGTAGGTGTAGACGTTAGAAAAATGCCAGAAAACGAGGCGGATTTTACAAGACCAACGCCAACGAAAGCGCAAATAACTGTTATTTATGCAGGTTCTGAATATGGAAACACAATGAGTACTGCACAAGTATCGCAAGAAGAAAAGATTTTCGTTCAATTACTTATTGAAAGTACTTTTTTACGTGGTAATGTTGGTATTTATACTTTAATTTCGTTAATCAAAAAAGCACTTACAGGATTCCAGCCTTCAAATTGCAGGCGAATGCAAGTGACTAAACATCACAGTATCGGAGGCGAAGAGGTTCAAAAGATCAACAATCGTTGGAATTACAATGTGATTTTTCAAACAACATCGATGCATGTTGAAGATTTTACAGAAGATTTAAGCGTTATTTTAAAAAAAATAACTACAATTGATCCAGATTTAGAAGTTTTTACCATTCCATCAATAGAGCAGTAAAATAAAAAATTTAAAACAAAACAAAAAAATAATAATATGGCAACTAACTATTTACACGGTGTCGAAACTATTGAAATCAATACAGGAGTAAGACCTGTTACGGTTGTCAAATCTTCGGTCATTGCACTTGTAGGGCTGGCACCATCTGGACCAGTGAATTCACCTACGTTAATCTTGTCGGAAACTGACGCTGCACAATTTGGGCAACAGTTACCAGGGTTTACGATTCCACAGGCGTTATCAGCTATTTTTGCACAAGGACCAGCAACAGTAATTGTTGTAAACACGTTCAACAGCACAACCAACACTGAAAGCGTATTACTTGAAGCGAAAACAATTTCAAGTGCTAAGCTAAAATTAAACGCTGCACCAATTGGATCGGTATCTATTTTCTTAAACGATGGTATCGCTGCATTTTCGGGAGTGGCTGGAGTTGATTACTCTTTGGATTCGTTCGGAAATTTCACGGCACTTTCAGCGGTTGCTGCTGAGGCGTTGGTTTTAAAGTTTTCATACAAAAAACTAGATGTTGGAACAGTTACAACTGCTCAAATTATCGGAACAACTACCGGAAATGTTAGAACAGGAATGGAATGTTTCGGTTTAATTTTTAACATGTTCGGTTTTACTCCAAAAATCTTAATTGCACCAACTTATGTTGAGCAAGTAGCGGTTGCTAATAGAATGCTTGTTTTAGCTGAAAAATACAGATCTATTGCCCTTATTGATGCGCCAGTAGGCACTTCTGTTAGTGCTGGAATTGTAGGACGTGGACCAGCAAGCACAATCAACTTCAAAACATCAAGTTATAGAGGTTATTTGTTAATGCCCCACTTACTTGTTTACGATTCAGATTTAGACGCAAACGTAAACAGACCTTACAGCTCATTTATGGCGGGTGTGATTGCTAATAATGACTTAAATAACGGTTATTGGAATTCTCCATCAAATAAAGTTATTTCTGGAATTGTAGGCACTGAATATGTTGTAACTGCTGCGGTAAATGATCCACAAACGGACGCAAACTTATTGAACGAAAAGGGAATCACAACAACGTTCACTGGTTATGGAACTGGTACACGTACATGGGGTAACCGTTCGGCTGCATACCCTACAAACACTGATCCGAAAAACTTCATTGTTATTCGCAGAATTGCAGATATCGTTCACGAATCTTTAGAGCAGGCAATGCTTACGTATATCGACCAACCAATTAACCAAGCTACAGTTGATGCTATACGTGATACTGGAAATTCATTTTTCCGTACATTAATAGGACGTGGTGCTGTTTTAAGCGGTTCAAAGGTTGTTTATTCAGCTGAAAACACTGCGGAGGAATTAGCTGCTGGACATGTAACATTTGATTTAGTATTTATGGGGCCAACTCCAGCGGAGCGAATCACATTCAAATCGTATTTAGATATTAATTTACTAACGTCAATCATTTAATAATAACTGGGGTGTAAAAGCCCCATTTTAAAACCACTAAAAAAAATGGCACAAATACAAGTAAATAGATTGACAAATGCGAACGTTTACGTTGACGGTCAATCGCAATTAGGAAAAGCAGAAGAGGTTAATTTGCCCGATATTACATTTATGTTATCAGAACATAAAGCACTTGGGATGATTGGTAAATTCGAGTTATTTTCAGGGATTGACAAATTGGAAGCTACAATAAAATGGAATGCATTTTACGCTGACGTTTTAAAGAAATTTGCAGATCCTAGAAAAGTAATGAAGTTGCAAATCAGATCATCACTTGAAACTTACAACGCTGATGGATTACAACAAGAAGTTGCGTGTGTAGCATACTTGACAGTTCAGTCAAAGAACTTTCCTGCAGGAAACTACAAACAGCACGATAACGTTGAAGCAACTAGTAAATTGACATGTACAGCTTACAAGCTTGAAATTGACGGTCAAGAGGTTGTTGATTACGATGCATTGGCTAACATTTATTCAGTTGATGGAGTTGATATTTTCGCCACTTATAGAGCGAATATAGGAGGCTAAGAAAGATAAAAATGGATTGAGGTTACTCGGTCGAAATTTAAAAAACCGTATATTTATTTATACGGTTTTTTTTTGTATATTTGGATTTTAAAACCTAAAAATTAAAGCCATGGGAAAATCTCCAGCAGAACAAAAAAACAATTCATTTCCAGTTAAGGAAATCACTTTACCAAGCGGTAAGATAGCTTCAGTAATTGAGGCTAAAGGGAAACACATTCGAGAAGCTCAAAGACAATCAGGAGAAGAATCGGATAAGATTATTTTTGCACTTATTGCCGTATGCACTACAATTGATGGCAAAAAATTAGTTGTTGAGGACATCGATGATATGAACTCTAAGGACGTTTTCGCGTTAATGGGAGAGTTTGGATCGGCTTTTTAGTCACGCCAGAACAGATGATGTTTCTGGCTCACTTTTCAAGTACGCCTATAGTTGAAATTTTAGACATGGAGTTGAACGATATTTATTTCTGGTTTAACGAATCTTTAAAACTTCACGAAAAACTTAACCCGCCAATTGAACAATAAAATAAACCGCACCGTAATTCGGTTGCGGTTTTTTATATATAAATTAATTTAATAATATAATTATGGCAAATAAAACATTTGAGGTTGCATTATTACTTACGGCTGCGGATCAAGCCACAAGGGTAATAAATGATGTTACAACCAACGCCACCAAACGAATGCAACGAATGAGCGATTTGAGTTCACGTGCGTTTTCGTTTGGACGTGGAGCGGGTGCGGTTGGACTTGGATTAACGGCTGTTTTGGCTGGTCCTTTGAAAGCTGCTGCGGATATGGAAGCAATGAATATTTCGTTGCAAACATCGTTTCAAGGCAATGCTATTGAAGCCGAAAAGGCTTTTAAGTTGATAAACCAATTCGCTGCAACAACTCCATACGGACTTGATGAAGTAATGACTGGTTTTATCAAGCTTAAAAACATGGGTTTAGACCCATCAACTGAAGCACTGACCGCATACGGAAATACAGCCTCGGCAATGGGTAAATCGCTTAATGATATGGTTGAAGCGGTTGCAGATGCAGCTACAGGAGAGTTTGAGAGATTAAAGGAATTCGGAATTAAAGCGAGTTCAGAAGGACAAAGGGTTACGTTCACTTTTCAAGGCGTAAAAACCACAGTGGCTAAAAATTCAAGAGAAATTGAACAGTATTTAAAATTTGTAGGTAATACAAAATTTGCGGGTGGTATTGTTGCACAATCGAAATCCGTTAACGGTATGCTATCAACTTTACGTGATGGTGTAATTATGACAGCTGCTAAAATTGGAACCGTATTTTTGCCTAGATTAAAAGAGATTATGACTCAAATAACGCCAGTAATAGACAAAGTTTCAGCATGGGTGGAGAAGAACCCGAAACTAACAGAAACTATATTAAAAATAGTAGCGGGTGCAGCTTTATTAACTTTTACTGTTGCAGGCTTAGCGTTTGCGTTTGGTGGAGTTTTTAAGGTTATTCAAGGCGGTATTTTTATTTTCAATGCCTACAAAACAACAATGCTGGCTGTTACGGCATTTCAAAACGCATTTACGTTTTCACTTCTGGCGAGTTCTAGCGGTTGGACCGCATTTATTGCAGGCTTGAAAGCCACAAATTTAGCGTTTTTAACATCGCCTATATTTTGGATCGCCATTGCTATTGCTGGCGTGGTATTTTTAATTATAAAATATTGGAAACCATTAGGAGCGTTTTTCTCGTCAATGTGGGCGGGTATTAAATCTATATTTTGGAAGGCAGTTGATTTTATGAAGGAGTGGGGCGTTTTATTTCTTGGTCCTATCGGTTGGGTAATTAAGGCTTACCAATTGTTACCGGACAACTTCAAACAAATAGGAACCGACATCGTAATGGGATTGTGGAATGGAATTAAGGCGAAAGCAACACAATTATTTGATTTTGTTAAAAGTATAGGTAAGGGAATTTCCACTGCTTTTAAGAACGTTTTAGGGATTGCATCGCCATCAAAGGTATTCATGGATTACGGTGTTAATATCACTGAAGGAGCGCACAACGGTATCAAAAAGGGGCAATCTAAATTGGTTGGTGCATCTAGTGGTATGGGTAAATCAATTGTTCCTACGTCAGGAAAGGGAGGCGTCTCGAGTAGTTCGGCTATAACTGTTAATTTCTCGCCAGTTATTAACGGTGGTTCTGGTGATGTGGCCTCGCAAGTAAGAGCATTAATTCCAGAACTTATAAGACAGATTGAATCTAAAATGCAAAGAAAGCAGGCTTTGAGTTATTAATTTATAAACCGATAATTAATTTTATCGGTTTGTTAAAATTTTGTTAAAATTTTGAAACCGTGTTTTTAATACATATAAGGTTTGTATATTTGTACAAGTAATAACAACTAAAACAAATATTATGTACGACTTACAAAAAATATTACTTGATAATTACTGCAAAAAACACAAAATAGAAGTTGTTAGTAATTTTAAAGATAAAGAAGGAGTTTTATTCTATAACCTTAAACCAGAATTTAGAGAAGGAGAAATGTCATACCCATACATTACAGCTCAATCACTTTTCCCTGATAAGTTTGGAATAGAAGAAGAAAGTGAACAATCAGAATTTTATCCTTGTGAGTATTGAAAATAGAAAACAATAATTAACTG